TTCTTTCCGCGCCGCACCGTGACAAGGTAGGTTTGCCGATACGCGCCCGACAGTTCGGGCAAGTGCTTTCGAATGATTGCGTCTTTCAGGCGCCCCGGCTCTATTCCGGCCTTCGCCGGCCCTTCGTAGACGGGCGCGAGGTATCGCGCCTGCTGTGCGACTCTCGTTGCCATCGCCGACGCGGCGCCGCGATTGACCTTCGCCGCCGCCTGCTTGGGTAGTTCGGCCATGTGCGCAAGCACGCCCTCTAGGCCGACGATATGCGTCAAGTTAGCCAAGGGTCATGCCCTCCGTTGCGAGCAGTTCTATAACATGGTTTCCCTCATCGACGTTCATGCACGCCTGCACGTCGAAAATGCGCGAGCCGTAAAGGATGCGGTAGGTCGCGACGATTTTCGGGTCATCGAACATCGGGTCATAGCGCAGCGTGATCCGGTGCGAGACGCCCGAGGCGACGGCTTCGCCGGCCATCTTTTCGTAACCGCTCAACGCCTCGATGAATGCATAGAGGTTCGTCGCGACGTTCGTCCAAGTCTCCGGCAGGCCGCCGAACGAGTCTTGCACGGTCGAGCGCTGCTGAATAGAGACAACGCGATTGAGTTGCCCGGCGCGAAGGTGCGTGCTCGTCATGGCAGGCTCGTCATGTAAGGCCAGAGCAGGCTATCGACGAACGGCAATTCTTCGACCTTGCCGCGATTGAGAATCGCGACTTCTTCGCGGTTCTCATACATTGAGCCAGCGCGCATGCAGATCCATTGCCGGATGCCGGCGGGCACGACGCCGATAAAACTTTGATCGCTCCCGCTGTCCGTGAAGGTGATCGCACTGCCCGCGAGGTCCGTGAAGGTGTACACGCCCGACGCCGCGCTCGCGACCAAGTAGGGCGTATCTTCGGCGAGCGGCGCCGGCAACGCGCCCGCGCCCGCGTTGTAAAACGAAACCATGTCGCCGACGTTCCACGTCACGGGGCCGATAACCTTGATCGAGCCGGCGGCCGGGCTAACGACCGAGAAGGGCGACGCATAGCCCGCGTCGTAATCGATCCATACGGCCGCAATCTGCGGCAACGGGATAGGCCATATCTGGCCGAATTTGAGCGCCACAATGCCGGGCGTTAGAGCCTTATTGACCGTGTAGAGCGACGGGTCGGCGATTTCCGTTACGCCGCCCATGTCGAGGTATTGCACTTGCACGACATCGACTAGCGGCGAATGAGGCAGGCGCACAGAAAAGCCCGGATCGTTGACGAGATCGGCGAAGGGTAGGGGCGTGCCGATGCCGGCCATTGGAAATTTATCGATGACGAGCCGATAGCGCGCGTGCAAACACTGTTGCCGCGTACGCGATTCGGCCGCCGCGCGCGCCGCACCAATGAGCATGCGCAAAACCGAGTCTTGAACGTTCGAAGTCTCGCGCACGAACGTTTTGACGAAGCCGAGACTTACCGGCTCGCCTATCGGGCGTTGCAGAACGATCTCAGGCATGAATGGGTTCCTTAGCTGTCTACCCACTATGCGCAAGGGTTCCTGCGACTACAGGATCACTTACGCATCCAATACCAAACAAGGAAGACGACAACGACGCCAATTAGCAGATCCAGGCGACCAGCGATTTTTCCTAGCTTCGATTGCATGTCCGCATAGATCGGCGAGATCTGCACCGGAGCTTCGCTTTTCTGGCTTTCCGTGCCCGCCTTGTACGCAAAAACTTCTAGCGTGGCGCTGTCCATCTTCACGTTTTTCGCAATGCTCTGGTCCCATACAACGTCACTACCGTCAGGCGCCGAACCGAGCGTGAAGCCAGCGATGTCTTCCCCCCAAAGCGTGACTTCAATCCGACGCCCGATTTCCCACTGGCTCCTGATCCACGTGAGTGCGGCAATGTCCACATACACCCATGCATGTGCGCCATCCGCGAAAACAGCCAGTTCGGGCGGTCGATTAGCACTGTCAGCTACAAAATGCACTTGAACGAATTCTGCCCCTTGCTGTTCTGGGATCACTTTGGTTCGGAACGGGGCAATCTTCGCCGCCGCTTCGATACTCTGCGTGATTTTTCCTTGCTCAGACCGTACATACTCTTTCCAGTCGTCTGGTGAGTCAGCGAATAGTGTCAAACTTGGCATCTTGTATCCCCCGTACGGTTGTGGCTCGGTAGGCTGTCCTTGGCGAGGCGCTAGGTTTTCTGGACAGCATCATCGATTCTAAAGGATGGATGCGTGTGCATTAGGGGCGCAACGCATACCATCCTTCGCGTGGCTAGGCCCTCCATGGCTGCTGGCGACGTGAGTGTTACCCCACGATTTGGGTGACGCTTGCGGCGTTGAAGTCGGACGCCGGGCCGTAGCGCGGCAGGAAGCCGAATACGAGTGCGGCCGTCCCGCTCGCCGCCGTGGCGGTCGTCACGGACAGTTGAATGAAGCCGAAACCGGCGTTCGTGTCGAGTTCCTGCGCGTCGAGGTTAATTGCGACTTCGACGTCGCCGCCGCCCGCTGCCGCGAGTTGCGTGATGGCCTTGCCGGTAATGTCCTTTGCGTTCGTGCCGCTCGAATCGGTCGCCTGTTGAATCTTGGCGTCGATCGTGCCGCCTGCGCCCATCGCGCCGGCTTGGACGATGGCGAGAAACTTTTGAAAGTTCGCCGCCGAAAGCCAGCCGGTGTTTGCCGTACCGGCGGCCTGGCTCGAAGGCACGACGGCCCCGAGCACCGCAACCTGTTCGGTTGCCTTGACGTTCATCGGAAACATGGTTAGTCCTCGAAAGAGTCGTTTGATGAGCCAGCGCTTTACGTCGCCGGGGCGCATGTCAACGGGCCGCGAGCGTGACGAACGGCGAGCGCGTCGTCGTGCTCTTAGGCGGCGTCACGGGGTTTTCGAGCTTAGGCGCACCATCGACGCGGAACGTCGTGCGGAACGCCGTCGCATCGGCATCGAAATACAGGTGCATCGACGTGGCCGTTTGAATGCCGCCGCGACTCGTAATCGACCGGTAGTACGACAGGTCGAGCAGCGACACGTCGGACTGCGACGAGAACGCCGAAGCGTGCTCACTCACGTAGACGGGGCGGCCCTTCAACATGCCGTAAGGCGATGCCGCCATTGAACTGACGCCGCCGCCGACCGGCATGTAGATCGGGTAATTGCCGAGCGTCATCGTGTCGAGCGCGGGAATCACGTCGGGATTGATGAGCCAAATCGCGCGGCGATACGAGCCGGCCAGCAAGCGGCTCATCATGTTCGCGACGTTTGACGGTGTGAAAGTCTTCGTCGCTTGGCCGGTATCCTTCGCTTGCACGATTGCGGCCTTGCCATTGAACAGGCCGAGCGGTTGCCCGTCGCCCGTGCCGAACAAAATCGACTCGTCGGTTTTCCAGCGAATCGACATTGCCGTCTTCTTCGGCAGGTAGGCGGTAAGCGCGTTGGTGTCGTCGAGCAATTCGTCGGTGACAGGAACGAGCGCCATCAGCTTGTGCAAGCGTTGCGTCGCGACGCCGAGTTTCGGCTTGGTCGCGGTCGCCTGCGTCGCTTCGGCTTGCCAGTAGGCGCGAACGCCGTCCGTGCCCCAAGGCGTCGTTTCATCCTTCGGGAACACCATCGAATTGCCGCCGATCGGCGTGCCGTCCGTCAGAGGCAACAACGCATCTTCTTCGAGCGAGAGCATGAAAATTTCGCTCGAAAACTCCGGCGGCACGAGAAAGCCGCCGTCGGCGCCGCCCGCTTCGTTGGCGAACGCGGAAGGCGCCGCCGCGCCGATCGTGAGGCGTTCGTCGAGTCGGCCACTGCCGCGAGCCGAGCCGGCGCGCACGGCCGCCGCGAACTCGCCGAACGTCTGCCAGCCACGGCGCGGGTCTTGCAAGCGGTTTTCCGCCACGGTCAAGCGCGCGCCTTCGGGGATTTCGACGGTAGACGCCGTTTCGTTCATCGCGACCAATTCCTCGCGCTCGATTTGCGCATTGATCGCTTCGACTTGATCGCGAAGTTGTGCGAACTCGGTTGCCTGTTCTGCGGTCATGTCGCCGGCTTCGCTCGCTTGTGCGGCCGTGAGCATGTCACGCATTTGCGCGACGAGCTTGGCCTTGCGCTGTTGAAGCGCACGGATTTGCTTGTTCATAGGGATTGCTCCGTTTTCAGACGTGCCACGGCCTGCGATCTATGGACCGCATACGCTCTAGCGTTGCTTCGGAACGGTGAGCGCGGGCGCCCGCGTGCTTAGGCGCCCAACAAATCGATTTCGCGCTGCATGAGAGCGGCGCGAGACGGTTTCGAGGTCTGCGCCGGCGCGTTGCCGCCGATCGCTTTGGATAGCTTGCGCACTACGTCGTCGAAGGTCGCAACGCCATCGACCATGTTCTCGCCCTTGGCGGCGCTTGCACTCATGACGCGGCCTTGCCCCATGCCTTCGCGCACGGTCGCGACATCGACGCCGCGATTCTTCGCTACGCCGCGCGTGAAAGCGCCGTAATAGGCATCGATGCGCGATTGCATCGCGGCGCGCGCGTCGTCCGAGAGCGGCCCGAACGGGTTGCCCTCCGTTTTGTACTTGCCGGCCGATACGAGCGTCGTTTCTACGCCTTCCTTTTCGAGTGCTTTGGCGAGGTTTTGGTGAGCAGCAAAGACGCCGATCGAACCGACTTCGCCGCCGGGAGTAACGTAAAACTCGCTTGCACTGCTGGCGATCCAATAGGCCGCGCTTGCCGCAAGAGAGTTGGCAATA